AGCTTTTTGCAATAATAACGGCGAACGCGATTATCTGGTTAATTCTGATATGTGCCCGAACTATGCGGACTGTTTGGAGCAGCAGGTGTGAGCAGATAATGGTGAGCCAGACAAGAAGGCCGGCGCAGATCACATGAACGATGCGGGCGGCTATATGATCGCGTATGAATATCCAGTAGACAGACCGGTTGTTACCATGCCAATTAATTTTTCAATGTAGGTTTAAAAATGCCAGTATCATCGCAGCATAAAGATTATACAAATAATATTCAAAAGTGGCGGCTGGTGCGTGACTGCGTTGAAGGTTCAAACGCTATCAAATCAGCTAAATCGATGAGCGGTAACGCTTCAGGATTGACGTTGTTATCATTGCCAGGAACTCAATATCTACCAGCGCCGAATCCTGAGGATAATAGCGCACAAAATAAACTTAGATACCAGGCGTATCGTGACCGCGCTAATTTTGTAAACTTCACAGCGTACACGAAAGACGGTTTCGCTGGAATGATTGCGCGTCTTGAGTCAGAAAAAGACTTTCCCGCCGAGGCTGAGTATCTGCTAGAAAATGCAGACGGCGCAGGGCTTAGCATTGATGAGATTGAGCACCGCGTAACGGACGAATTAATGACAACGGGCAGGATCGGTTTATTAGTAGACTTCCCCGCTTCAGACGGTGGTACAGTCGCGCAAACTAACGGCTTGCAAGCGTCAATAAAAACCTACACAGCAGAGAATATAATCAACTGGAAAACAGAAGTGATAGACGGGCGCACTGTATTGTCCATGGTCGTATTACTTGAGACAGTTGAAAAGCAGCTAGACGAATTTGAAAGTGAATGCGTCAAGCAATATCGCGTACTTCGACTGCTAGAAAATACCTACGTTCAGCAGCTGTATGATGAAGATGAGAACCTGATCTATTCTGCGCAGCCACGTAATTCAGCCGGTGCGCTATGGCGTGAAATACCGTTTGTCATTGCTGGCACTATTGATAATGGGCCGAGTGTGGATAAAGCCACGCTTTACGATCTGGCAGAGATTAACATCGCGCATTATCGCAACAGTGCTGATTTTGAGGAGTCGAGTTTTATTGTTGGTCAACCTACGCCAGTTTTCACCGGCTTAAATCAAGCATGGGTCAAAGAAATTCTAAAAGGCGGTGTGCAGATAGGATCGAGAGCAGGCGTATTGTTGCCAGAAGGAGCAAACGCGCTACTACTACAAGCTAACTCAAATCAGATGCCTAGCGAGGGCATGAAAGAAAAAGAATTGCAGATGATCAAGGTTGGCGCAAAGATTATTACAGACTCAAGTGGAGCAGAAACAGCCGAGGCAGCTAGGATTAGATTTTCAGGCCAAAATTCTAAGCTCGCGCTAGTCGTTTGCAATGCCGAAAGGGCACTGATCAAGTGCGTTGAGTGGGTGCTTGAATTTATGGGTGGCTCAGGTGAGATTGTTTATGAGATCAATAAACAGTTCTATGAATCAACTGTTAATCCTCAATTGCTAGTCGCTAACATCCAACTAATGGATCGTGGCGTAATTGGCAAAACAGACGTGCGCGATTATCTGCGTAAATCAGGCGTAATTGATGCAATGCGAACGGATGAAGAATTGGATAGCGAGTTAGATCAAGTTGATCCATTTGAAGCTTCGCCAATAGGAACAGCTGATATTTAATGAATATCGAAGATACGCTAACTAGGCGGCAAGTGTTTATTCAGCGATTCGCGCAAGGTCGAGCGCGCGAGGCTGAAAAGACGCTAGCCAGAATTTACGCTAAAGCCTCAGAGCGTGTGGCGCGTGAACCTGATTCTATCGGCGGGCAGCGTTTGCGGTTAATGCTATCTGACATTAACAGTTTGCTTGGTGAGTTCTTTGATGATTTATCGAATGATATTGCAGATAATGCGCTAGAGTTTGCAGAAGATGAAGCGGCGCTTGCCGTTAAAGCGTTTGATAAGAGCGCTAATGTGGTTATGTCTAACGTATCACTAGGCGCATTAGAGCAGGCTGTTTTTGGCCGTGGTATGGATGCCAAAGTGGGGTCAAGCAAGCTTACATTAAACCAGGCTTTAAGAGAGTTCGCCAATGGTAAGCGCCGCGAGATTCTAAATATCATTAATGATGGAATCTTACTTGGCGAGACAACGCCAGAGATTGCAAAGCAGGTTAAGCAGGCCGCAAAGCTCAGGCCGAAACATCAAGTGAATAGCTTAGTTAGAACAGCAATAAACCATGCTGGCTCTATGGCTAGAAAAACAGCGCTAGAAGAGAATCAGGCGTTTTTCGATGGTGAGGAGTGGAAGTCTACTCTCGATAGTAGAACTACGTTAATATGTGGCGGTAGAGATGGTAATATATACCCTTTAGGCGAGGGGCCATACCCGCCCGCGCATTGGGGCTGTAGAAGTTTGCGTGTACCAGTGTTTAAAGAAGAATTTCTACTAGAAAAAGAAAAGGTAAAAAAGGATCGCACGTTTGATGAATGGCTGCGTGATCAATCAGCAGACTTTCAAGACGAATATTTCTCCCAGTTCCCAGACGGTAAAGAAAAAGCAGCGCTTTTTAGGCGCGGGGGCTTGGATATACAGCAATTTCGGACGGAGACAGGCGCAAACTATACGCTTGATGATCTACGCCGAATTGAGCCGTTGGCGTTTTCAAAAGCCAACATTGAGTAACGGGCTGTGCTCGTATCATTAGTGATGATAAAAAGGTAATAACGATGACTGAAGAAGAAATTAAAAAATTGCTTGAAGAAAATGAATCTTTGAAAAAAGAGACTACTTCAATGCGTTCAAAAATGGATGAGCTGTTAGGTGAAGCCAAGAGCGCGAAAGAAGAACGCAAAGCAGCAGAAGAAGCAGCGCGAAAGGCAGAAGAGGAAGCCGCTATTAAATCAGGCGACTTCGAGAAGATGCACCAGGCGAGCGAAGAGCAGCGCCGAGCATTGCAGGCGGATCTTGATGGACTGCGCACAAGCATAGCGAAAGAAAAGCAAACTTCAACGGCTTTAAAGATTGCAAATGAGATAGCAGAAGGCGTAAACGCTGACCTGTTAAGTTCATTTATTGCACCCCGTTTACAATACAACGGGGAAAGTATTAAAATACTAGATGAAAACGGCCAAGAGACAGCATTGAACACTGGCGACTTGGCAAGCGAGTTTAAAAATAACGCTAGATTTGCGGCCCTGATCAAGGGCAATCAATCAACTGGGGGTAGTGCTCCTGGCGGCGATACGGGCGGCGGTGCTGCTAACAAAACTCTTAATAGATCCGAGTTTGATTCAATGGAGCCAGCAAAACAAATGGCCTTCATTAAATCAGGCGGTACAACTGTTGATTAATAAAAAGGTGAATTAACATGGCTAATACGCTAACTAATTTACAACCAGATCTATATGAGGCACTAGACACCGTATCTCGTGAACTGGTTGGTTTTATCCCATCTGTTACACTGAACTCATCTGTTGAGCGTGCGGCAGTAGGTCAAACAATCCGTAGTCCTATCACGCCAGCGTCAAGCGCGGCTGATATTGTTCCAGGTCAATTACCACCTAACACTGGTGATCAGACTATTGGCAATACTACGATGACTATCTCGAAGTCTCGCGGTGTTCCTGTTCGCTGGAATGGCGAAGAGCAAAAGGGCATGAACACTGGTGTTGGTTATCGCAACTTGCTACGTGACCAGTTCACGCAAGCAATGCGCACGCTAACAAACGAAATTGAGTCTGATCTTGCTACACTATACGCGACCACTTCTCGCGCATACGGTACAGCGGGCACAACTCCGTTTGCTTCTGACTTGTCAGATACTGCGCAAGTTCGAAAGATCCTTGCAGACAACGGCGCACCATTGAGCGACATGCAGTTGGTAATCGATACCACAGCAGGCGCTAAGATGCGTACTCTGGCGCAGCTTACTAAAGCTAACGAAGCGAACGACGCAAGTTTGTTGCGTCAAGGTGTATTGCTTGATGTTCACGGTATGCAGATCCGCGAATCAGCCCAGATCGGCACGACTACGAAAGGCACAGGAACAGGCTATCTTGTGAACTCTGCGGCGCTTGTGATTGGTTCGGTGACTATTCCGGCAGATACTGGCTCAGGTACTATTGTTGCGGGTGATGTTGTGACGTTCGCTGGCGATTCTAACAAGTACGTTGTTGAAACAGCGCTATCAGGCGGTTCATTCACTATCGCGGCTCCTGGTTTGCGTACTGCAGTTGCTGATAATGCTGCAATTACTGTTGGCGGTGATTACTCTGCCAATATGGCGTTCAGCCGTTCAGCTATCACGCTTGCGACACGTGCACCGGCTAGACCAGAAGAAGGTGATACAGCAGAAGACGTGATGATGATCACTGATCCTCGCAGCGGTATCTCTTTTGAAGTTGCTCTATATAAAGAGTATCGCCAGGTACATTATGAGATCTCTGCGGCATGGGGTTATAAAAACTTCAAGCCTGAGCACACAGCGCTTTTGCTTGGCTAGATCTTAGGGGCTTCGGCCCCTTTT